TGAATAACAGATTACACAATCGAATAAATAATGTACATGATCGCATTAGTGGTCTTGACAGACGTATCGACGCTATTGAACTTAACGTGGCTCAGGACTATGTATCTAAAGCTGATTTATCAGTCATGGTCCAGCGTATGGAAGATCATATGGTGCGTATTGAAAACAAACTAGACCAAATTGTACTTAGGAATAACTAAATGCCTTACAAGAAAGAACCTTTCCCTAAAAATGCTCCAAGCATTCGTAATGCTAAACCAAAGACCTCAACTCCAGTTAAGAACTATCCTGGGCTTGGTATTGCACCAACTATTAAACTTGCTAAAAAAGTAGACGAGGATGCATTTAACAGTAATTTTAAAAAACAAGCTTAATTATGACTTACAACGTAGTAGATCTCCGTACTCAAAAAGTGCTTGGTACTTATGAAACTGCTGAACAAGCAGTACGTGCAGAATCACACCTAGTACATGAACCAGGTGAAACATGGTATGCAATTGAAGCACCCGTCGTAAAGAAAACACGAGCCAAGAAGACTAATGTCAAAAAACAAAGCGAGTGAAGAACAATTTAATGAGCTACACAATCTAGTTACTACTGAGTTTCTAAACCGTGTTAAATCTGGTGAGGCAACTACTCAAGATTTAAAAGCAGCTTGTGATTGGTTATCAAAGAATGACATCAGTGGTGTCGCTTTTGATGGTAACTCACTAGATAAATTGGCTAACATTATGCCAACTGTTGACCCAGAACTAGTCCAACGGAGGCTATATGGCTCGAAGCTCTAAACATACTGGTGCTAAATTTGCTAATGGTAACTATAAATCTTACCAGAAAAAGTTAGACGCTACACCTAAACAACGAAAAAAGAGGGCTGCTTTAAACGCAGAAAACCGACGCCGTGGTACTTATGGTAATGGAGATGGTAAAGATGTATCCCATAAACGGGATGGATCTACTGTACTTGAATCCATGAAAATTAATCGCGCACGTGTCGGTAAAAAACGTAAAGCATGACCCCATTACTTCCAACTCCTGATCACTACCTATACAACTTAATAACCATGACATCCTCTGAAGCTAAGCGCCTTTGGAGGCGCAGTATTAAATTACACTTTGGCTGCACATGTGTTTATTGTGGAGAAACTTATGAATTACACGAACTTACTCTGGACCATGTACATCCTCGTTCTCTTGGGGGCGAAGATGTCAATACGAATGTCGTACCAGCATGTACCAGATGCAATCAGGACAAAGGAAGTAACCATTGGCAATCATGGATGAGAGCAAAATTTGGAGTTAATAAACTCCGTGAACACTTAATTATGGAGTATATTAATTAATGGATAAAGAACTAGCTAAGCTAGAAGAATGGGGTGTTAATCTCATTAATGATTACGAAGAAGTTTTACAAAAAACAGATCCTAAATCTTCTCAACATAAACGAATTAAAAGATTTTCAGGGGAACTTGTTGCTAATCCAGAAGCTTATGGTGAGCTTTTAGATATGGCTAAATCAAAAAATCTTTCAGCTAAAGATCTTCTTCAATCTATTCGTAGTATTGAATCTAACCTTTTAGATGAAGCTAGTCGTGGTACATCCATGTCTAGAAAACAGTTAATGTCTGATGTTATTCATCATATGTTTGCCCAAAGAACTGGTGGTGATACTTTACGACGGTTAGCTCAAGGAGAACGCTCTGAAGCAAGAAAGATTTTAAGAGATTCATTTGGTAAATGGGGTAACGTACCTGAAAATCTTCAAAGCCTTTTTAGAAGTTGGCATCTTAAATCTGATGTGTTGAAAGGTGTTGAAGCAGAAGCTTTACAATCATTTGGTATAACTAAAGCTGGAGATCTTAGTACAGTAAAAGCTCATACAACTTCACCCGTAAGTAGAGAAATTACCGGCACCATTCCTGCTACAACTGCAGCTGAAGCAGTAGAAGGTATGACACCTCAGTTTGAAATTCAGCAAAGAGAAGGTTTAGCTGCAGTGCAAGAATCTCAACCTTTAATGAGAGATTTAGATGAAATTTCAGGTATTGAATACTCTACTAATTTACCAGCTGAACAGTTAAAAATAAGAAGAAACATTTTTACTGCTAAACCAGAACAAGTACGAGCAGCTATACAAAGAAATGTTTTAAATTTTAGTAAAAGTAGTGCAAGAGTTACAAGAAACGTTCCAGGTTTATTTGGTATTATTCCAGAATATGGTGAAGCTATTGATGAAATTACAGGCGGTCGTGTATTTGGTGTTACTTCAGAAATGAAAGCAGCTGAATTTGAACGTAAAAGACAAGCTTCTATTAAAGCTAAAGAACGTGGTGGTAAACTATCTATGAACTTTGGTTCCATTAAATTTACTTTACCTGAACTTGGTGTGTCTGAACTAATAACTACTCAATAGACCCTGTAAACCCCTCTAACCACCCTTTCACCTACTCTACGCTAGATTGTACCTATGACCCACCCTATCATCGTTACAGGCCCACAGAGAGCAGGCTCACGGCTTGCTTCATACATCATCTCACGTCAAACTAAACGAACGTTTATCGATGAACTAGATTACTCACCAGACATTCCTAATAACTCTGTAGTACAAGCTCCTTTTCTTTTAAAAGCTTTACTAGAAATATCTTTTATGTTCCCTACTGCTCAGTTTGCTTTTATGTATAGAAATAAAGAAGATATTATTAAAAGCATGGAACGTATTGAGTGGTATAAAGATTATGTAGACGAACCATCTTTCTACAGTAAGTATATTGATAACTGTTATGATTTAATTAACTTAGCAAAACAATATTTACATAAAGACAGATGGTTTGATATTCAATATGAATCACTTGTAAACGATCCTTTGTTTGTTAAAGATAGATCTAACTTTACAGTAAAACAACACTTACCTAACACACCACACGGTCCTGAAACTTGGAGAAATGATGAATACATTAGATCTATTAAAAGATGACTTTAAGCTATTCTTACAGGCTTTATGGAATGAACTCGACCTACCAAATCCTACACGTGCCCAATATGCAATTGCTGATTACCTTCAACATGGTCCAAAGCGTTTACAGATCCAAGCATTTCGGGGAGTTGGTAAGAGCTGGATTACTGGTGCTTTTGTTCTGTGGACTCTCTTTAATAACCCCGAAAAAAAGATAATGATTATCTCTGCATCTAAAGAACGTGCAGATAACATGTCTATCTTTCTACAAAAGTTAATTATTGAAACACCATGGTTAAAGCATTTACAGCCCAAAGGCGACGACTCTCGTTGGTCGCGGATAAGCTTCGACGTTTCTTGTTCCCCCCACCAAGCACCTTCCGTCAAGTCTGTCGGGATTACAGGCCAACTGACCGGTTCTCGCGCTGACTTAATGATTCTTGACGATATAGAAGTTCCCGGCAACTCAATGACGGAATTTATGAGGGAGAAACTTCTACAATTATGTACTGAAGCTGAATCTATTCTCACTCCTAAACCAGATAGCCGTATTATGTTCCTCGGAACACCTCAGACTACCTTTACTGTATATCGTAAACTAGCAGAACGTTCTTACAAACCTTTCGTTTGGCCTGCTAGATACCCTCGTAAAGTTGGTCAATACGAAGGCTTGTTAGCACCACAACTTGTCGAAGACATCGATAAAGGTGCTAAGAAATGGGAAGTAACAGATGATAGATTTGATAATGATGATCTGGTAGAGCGTGAAGCGTCCATGGGACGGTCGAACTTCATGCTGCAATTTATGTTAGACACCTCCTTATCTGATGCAGAAAAATTCCCCCTTAAATGTGCTGACCTTATTGTCACTTCTGTTAACCCCACTACTGCTCCAGAATCCGTCGTTTGGTGCTCCGATCCACAAAACGTCATTAAAGACCTCCCAACAGTTGGTCTACCTGGAGATTATTTCTACGCTCCAATGCAGTTACAAGGAGACTGGGACAATTACCAAGAGACAATCTGCTCGGTTGACCCTTCGGGCCGTGGAACGGATGAAACGGCTGCAGCTTTTATCTCCCAGCGGAACGGTTTCTTGTACTTGCACGAAATGCGTGCTTACAGAGACGGATACAGTGAC